AAGGCTTTTGCTGACTATACTATTTTTGGTTGGTATAAGATGAGAGAATATAATGAAGCCAATACGGATAATAGTTTTGAAGTTTGGTTATACCCCAATGATACTTTTGAGTTTAGATATGGTGAACTTGATATTGATAGGCATGATGTACTTATTGGAGAAATAGGAAGTGGCAGCAAACAAATCTATCAATACTATTACCACGATGAATGTAATACAGGATCTACTAACTCTTCTTCTTGCGTTAATACTAACTGGAACGATATATCTATAAACAATACTTTAGAAAATGGTGGTTCTTTGTACGGAGTAGGAACTGGTAATAGTGTAGACTGTAGCGATCCACTTAATGATTCAAGTTGTACTGGGTACGCTGACGCTTATCAAACACAACAATGTAATATAACTCAGCTTTATAATGAATCATGTCCTTTATATTGGGATGCTTATGACGATCAACAATGCGACCAAGACCCACAATATGCACCTTTTTGCCAAGGTTACAGTCAAGAAGATTCAGTTGCTTATTTTGATGAGGAAACTGATTATGGCTACCAAGAAGAAAATATGTGGTACGATGAAGAATACGATGAGTGGTTAGACCCCAATGACCCATGTTACGAGAATAGGTGTGAAGGATTTACAGATGCCGATTGGTACGCCTTAGATGTTGACCAGTTTGGTCAAGAACAAGTTGATGATTGGCTAGGTAATGATGTAAGTTTTAATGATGAGGGCATGATAGATTTCAATACCTCAAATGTTACTTCATATGATGACTTAGATGTGCAAATGGATATTTTCGACCTACAGCATCAAGACGATATGCTTATTGATCAGTTTACATTTCAAGAAACATATTTAGTTGAAGATTACAGTGAACCAGAAACATTTATTGAGTTTAATAATGTTGAAGAATTAGAAGAGTGGTTCGAAGAAGAAACTAGACATCAAGAAGAAATGCATGAAGAAGAATTTGCTGAATTAGACGAGCCTGAAGAAGAATTTATTGAAGAAATATTTGAAGAAGAAGCAGTTGAAGAAGTTTTCGAAGCGATAGAAGAAAGGATGGCTGAGGCTGAAATAGAAGAAGAAAGATTAGAAAGAGAAGAAATAGTTGAGGAATTCGAAGAAGTTTTTGAAGAAGAGTTTCAAACAGCAGAAAGAGAAGAGGCTACAGGTAAAAGTTCTATTAGTTTAGACACAGCTTTAAGGGTTGTTGCTTCTACCCTAAACACAGCATCTAAAAGCATTAGTGGGACTAAATCAGGTGTATCAATCCATGCAACAGGTAATAGTGTAGCTTCTGGTAATACTTCTTCAGGGTCTTCTTCTACAAACGCAGGTATCAGCACAAGTAGTTCACCTAGTATGTCTGATCAGTATGCCTCTGCTGCAGTACAAACTAATCAAGTTCTAGATATGAGCTCTATGTCCGTTTCTGATACCTCCTCTAACAACACTTTAGACAGTACAACAGGCATTAGCGTTTCTGTAGTTTCTGCTAACACAACCACAAACACAGTACAGGATCAAATGGACACATCTATAAACTCTATGGACACATCTACTGATGCAGATACATTAGTGGAAGATTTAATAGCTCAGAATTTACAAACAGCACAAGAAGAAGTTGAAGCAGAACAAGAAGAAACAGGAGAGTACGGTTCAGAAGACACAATTATAGCATATATGGGGTTTGTTCCTGGATTTAATAGCTATACACAAGTTGCATTATTGGACCAAAACCAATGGTATGAATCTAAAACAATCTATAATACATCTATGCCAGATAATCTAAATGCTTTTTATGGACTTGCTAGTAGTAATATTAGTAAAATGAACGATATAATAGAATTACAACCAAAACTTTAGGAGGATTATATGGATTGGTTTCAAAGCAAAACAGGACAATTGATTGCTCTGGCAACAATAGTTACAACTCTTGCAGGCTTCGGTTACACAGGAGCAACCTATGTTAACCGAATAGCAAATTTAGAGGCTAAAATAGGTGGTATAGGTGAAGCTGAAGACGATATGCAAGCTATAGAGGAACGCTTTGCTAATATAGAAACTTCTGTCGAATATATAAACAAGTCAATAGACAGTTTGGTCGTACCTGATGTCACAGAAATAAAAACAGACATAGCCACGATAAAAGCCGACTTACAGTTTTTAGAAAAAAATATAAGCAAACTAGAAAACAAAAACGATAACCCTTTAAACGGATGACTACTAAAAAAGCAACAGCAAACGATGTAGCAAATGATTTAGCTAAACACGAGATACAGTGTGCTGAAAGATGGAAAACAGCTTTTAACGAGTTTTCGGACATAAAGGAAGAAATCACTAATATTAACTCTACTATTAAAACAGCAACATTTAGTGTATTCGGTTTTATTGGAGCAGTTTTTATAGCTGTNCTAACGACTGTAATTTTGTAATGAGNAAAGTTTTNATAGGTGTTATACTTATTTTAGGATTAGGTGGTTATTTATTGTGGAGTGAAAACACTAGACTTTCTGCCTTAAATCAAGCTTTTGAACTTAGAGATCAAGAACAGAAAGCTGCAATACAGACATTACAAAATGACTTCAAAATACAAACAGAGGGTTTACTTACAATACAGTCTAGAAACCAAGAGATAGAAAAAGAAATGAATCGTTATCTAGACATATTTAAGAGACACGACTTAACTAAGCTGGCAGCAGCAAAACCTGGATTATTAGAGCCAAGGGTAAATAATGGAACTAAAAAAGTATTTGAGAGCATCGAAGAAGACAGTCGTAATATTGACAGTCTTGATGATGGTCTCCAATTGCAGCCTAATTCCTAGCAGGCAACAAGTAGAGGTTATATCTAAACCTATAGATAGAACTTTTGCTCAACCTGTTATGCCACGTGAAATAGATTTAAAAGAACCATACTGGTTTGTAGTTTCTGACAAAAACATAGAAGAGTTTTTAGTTCGAGTTGAGAAAGAACAAGGGCAAGTAGTTTTCTTTGCTATGTCTGTTCCTGACTATGAGTTGATGGCTTACAACATGCAAGAGCTTAAAAGGTATATTAATGAACTCAAAGAAGTAGTAATATACTATAAGAAAGTAACAACTTCTGAGGAAACTGAATGAATATATCAAAAGAAGGAATCTCACTAATTAAAAAATTCGAAGGATGTAAACTCAGAGCATATCAAGATGCTGTTGATGTATGGACAATCGGTTATGGTCACACAAAAGATGTAAAAGCAGGTGACACTATAACTAAAGAAGAAGCTGAATCAATGCTTATGCATGAATTACTAGAATATTGTGAACATGTTGAAAAGGCAGTAAATGTTGAGTTAGAACAGTGTATGTTTGATTCTTTAGTTTCATGGACATACAATCTTGGTCCAACAAACTTAAACTCAAGTACACTGCTCAAATTCTTAAACGCAGAAAATTATGAAGAAGTGCCTGCACAAATAAAACGCTGGAACAAAGCAGGTGGAAAAGTGCTAGAAGGCTTGACACGAAGAAGAGAGGCAGAAGCTCTGTTGTTTGAAGGAAAGGACTGGAGTCAAGTGTAATGCCTTTATCTAAGTTTGTATTTAAACCTGGAATCATGAAAGAAGGTACAGACTATGATAACGAAGGTGGATGGTTTGATGCTAATTTAGTCAGGTTCAAAGCAGGGAGACCACAAAAAATAGGTGGATGGCGTAAAGATAACTCTAACACTTTTTTGGGTACATGTAGAGCCTTACATAGTTGGCTTACTTTAACAGGCACGAAACTTTTAGGATTAGGTACAAATAAAAAATACTATATAGAAGAAGGTTCTTCTTTTAATGATATAACTCCGATCAGATTAACAACCTCAGCAGGCGATGTAACTTTTGCTAAAGTAGGTAATGGAGATGCTACACTTACTGTTAGTGATACAGGGCATGGAGCTGTAGTTGGTGATTTTGTTACATACAGTGGTGCAGCTAGTTTAGGTGGAAACATTATAGCAAATGTATTAAATCAAGAATACGAAATAGCTACTATCATTAATGCTAATTCTTACACAATCGAAGCTAAAGACACTAGTGGAAACACAGTTTTAGCAGCAGCAGGAGACAGTGGTAATGGTGGTAGCAGCACAGTAGGAGCATATCAAGTTAATGTCGGATTAGATATTTATGTACAATCTACAGGTTGGGGAGTAAACCCTTGGGGAGAAAGTGCATGGGGTAGCTCAACTGCTTTAACTTTAGGTAATCAACTTAGACTTTGGTCTCATGATAACTTTGGTGAAGATTTACTTATTAATCCACGTGGTGGAGGAATGTATTATTGGGATGCAACTAATGCTGTGTCAACAAGAGCTTACGATTTATCGACAAAAAGTGGAGCAAACCTAGTACCAACAGCTGGTCTACAAGTTCTTGTTAGTGAAACAGATAGACATGTCATAGTTTTAGGAGCTGATCCGATATCTGGTAGTTCAAGAACAGGTTCTTTAGATCCTATGCTTGTAGCCTTTAGTGATCAAGAAAATCCACTTGATTTTGAGCCTGCCACTACAAACACAGCAGGTAGTCTAAGACTTTCTGAAGGTAGTCAAATAATTGGTGGGATAAAAGCTAGGCAAGAAGTTTTAATTTGGACTGACACAGCGTTGTACTCTATGCAGTTTATTGGACCACCGTATACATTTGGATTAAACTTAATTAACGACAGTAGTGGTCTTATGAGTCCTAAAGGTGCTATAAGTAGTCCTAGTGGAATATATTGGATGGGTTACGATAGTTTTTATGTATACAACGGAGCAGTGCAAAAAGTACCATGTAGTGTATTGAGTTATGTGTTTGATGATTTTAATGTAGGTCAAGCGTTTAAAGTTTTTGCATTTAACAATAGTCAATTCAATGAAGTAGGTTGGTACTACCCTTCTGCTAGTTCGGATGATATAGACCGTTATGTAGTTTTTAACTATACAGAACAGGTCTGGACTATAGGTCAATTAAATAGAACAGCATGGCTAGATATTAGTGTAGAAAACTACCCTAGAGCAACTACAGGTAATTATTTATACGAACAAGAGTTTGGCTACGATGATGATGGATCTCCTATGACTAATGTGTTTATAGAAAGTAGTGATTTCGATATAGGTGACGGAGAAAGTTTCGCATTCATCAACAGAATCATCCCTGATATTAAATTCTTAAGCAACAGTAGTGAAGGCAAAGTTAACATAGTATTAAAAACTAGAGATTATCCAGGGGATACACTAACTACTGCAAGCACAAGTCAAATTGCTGCCAGTACCTCAAAAGCAGATATACGAGCTAGAGCTAGACAAATAACCCTAAGACTAGAGTCAGACGATGATGCTGTTAACACAGGTAATGATAATGTAGGTTGGCGTTTAGGTGCAACAAGAATGGATGTAAAATCTGATGGACGCAGATGAGTAAATTACTTCCTACACGTCTACCTATTAGCATGTCTCCTCAGGTAGAATCTGATACTTACAACAGGTTGGTGCGTGTACTAGAAATTAATCTAGGTGAGTTTAACCCAGATAACACAAGACAGATAACAACTTCTGAAAGAAATACGCTCTATTTTGATCCAGGAACTTTGATTTGGAATACATCTATTGGTGTGTTACAAGTATACACGGGAAACTATTGGATTGACATAGGTACACCCACTGATCCATTAGGCTATGAAGCTCAAGCACTTGTCGGCAATGTTTCAGTAAAAACTAATGGAAATATCACAATTGAATTAACACGTTATGCCTAAACCATTTTATTACAATTGCACATTAGACAGAGTTATNGATGGAGACACAATAGATGTTCATATTGATTTAGGTTTTAATGTAATCTTATCTAAACAAAGAGTACGCTTAGCAGGAATAGANACACCAGAAAGCAGAACAAGAAATCTTGGTGAAAAAGCATTAGGGTTAAAAGCAAAAGAAAGACTAATAGAACTGTGTGGTGAGAAGCTACAAGTACAATCTCTGGGTAAAGGTAAATATGGCAGGATACTAGGTATTCCGCATACGATAGATGGTGAAGATATCTGTGCTATGTTAATAACAGAAGGACACGCTGTGGAGTACTGGGGTGGTAAGAAGGTTAAAGTTTGGGCTTAAAGTCTAAAAACTGACTCCCTAGATCGTCACCAGGGAGTTTTTGGTTAGGAGTTAAGGGTAATCTACCCCCTGTTTTGAGTAGAAGTAGCAACGATTAGACCTTGCTTAATCATATACTTAACTAAGCTAAGTTCTAGTTTACCATGATTATCTATAACTTTATGTATTAGTTTATTATAGTGATCGTTAACAACAGGTAACTTCTTGAAACTTGATTCTAGTTGTTTGTAGGTAATTGGCTTATCCTTGTATAGAAAAATAATAGAGTAGTCTAAAACACACAATACTCTGTTCATTTTAGTTTTAGGTTTATAGTGACCGTCGCCAGCAGCAGTTCTTCTTCTACCTTCTAAACTAAGTTTAAGTAGACTTGTAGTAAAGTCGTAATCTTTATCTTCCTTAATCTTAGTTAGCTTAATAGTTTTTCTACCAATCTGTTTGTGTAGTTTAGAACTTTCCATATGCTCAAAGTCTACATTTGCGTCTCGTAAACTTTGACTCAGTTCTTTATAACTAGGTTGGTCAGGGTGGAATTTATGTAACAATACACAGAAGGCTGTTACGAATTCTTTCCCGTGTGGTTCTATAGCACGGTTACGAAGTTTTTTATATTTTCTATCGGAAGATAAAGCGTGAGCATATTCGTGTAATACAACTGACCAGCATAGTGCCCATTGTCTAGGTAGTTTTATAACATGGTTAACAACATACGAAGCACAAGTGGCATACCTTCTGTCACCGTTTACAAACTTCGTTTCAACACGCATATCTGCATAAATCTTATTTAAACTATTTATAATAAATAAACATTGTTGTTCGTTTAGTTCGTTAGTAGATTTACCACTCCAACTAGATTTGTTTTCCCAGTCGTAAACCTTTTGTCTTTGACGATCCCTCATTTCCTTCTCCTGTAAGTACCATTAGAAAAGGGGTTAAAGTTTTTAGGCTTACCATCCTCGCCAAGTATGTAGTCCCCAACAACAGCTAGTTCTAGATCAGTCTCATAGCCATAGATTCTATCATTCTTTAAACAAGCTATAAATGGTTTTAATTGTTCATGTAAACAAGATGTACCAGTAGATGACCATTCATATTTTGATTCTAAAGCAAGCCAATGGGAAACTGTACCTTCCCCAAATGCATTAGTATCAGACCAGTAGGAATCTACCATGT